GAGTCCAAGACATCGGCTGAGGAAGGCGACGCACAGGGTGAAGACCTCGATACCCTGCTGTCCCAGTGGGACAAGGAATCAGGTCAGGATTCTTCGGAATCCACCAAGGGCGCATCGCCCGATGACAAAGAATCCGAATCGACGGATGAAGCCAAGGAGATCCTTGCGGAACTGAAAAAGGAACGCGAGGAACGCTGGCGGGAAAAGACGAACGAGGAAATCAGTCAGGTTGTTGATGACCTGAATGAGGGCCTTGAGAATCCGGTACCCAAGCGTTTTCTCCGTGGTGAACTCTACCGTCTTGCTTCGGAAGACTCCCGTTTCATGACGGCCTTTCAGCAGCGTCACTCCGATCCGGAGCGGTGGAAGAACACCGTAAAGGCGTTGAAGAAGGACATCTCGAAAGAACTGTCGGGGGTTGACCAGAGGACGACGGATGATCGGGATACTGTGGCATCGGCGGTGCGAAGTGCGTCAAAAAGCCCTCCGGCCGATGATGGTCCTACAGAAAAGGACTTTGACAATATGTCGGATGCCGAATTTCAGAAACGAATGAGGCAGATGATGTAAGCCGGGGGGCCGTGAGCTACACAGGAGGTAAATCATGGCTCTCACCATTTCTGCAACCGATACCGAGCTACAGAAGCCGGTAAATGTCATGTTCCAGCAGCAGTTGCTGCGGAACGCACGGGCTCGTGCGCCGTATTTTGCAGGTACGGCAGCGGGTCAGCTTCAGCGCAGTGGCGGTACTGCTACCGTCAAGTGGCGTCGGATTGAGAACATCACTCCGACCACATCTGCCCTGAGCGAACTCACGGGTACTGCCGCGTATGGGCAGGGCCGTAGTTCGACGGCTGCGTCGTTCACCGACGTGACCGCGACCGTCTCGAAGTATGGACAGTTCTACATCCTCAACGAGGAAGCGGATGTGTTCAACTTCAACGGTCAGACCGCAAAGCTGGTCGAGACGCTGGCGATTTCCGCTGGTCGGTCTCTGAACCAGGTTCAGCGCGATGTCGCAGAGGACAATGCCACCCTCATCCGTGCGGGTGGTGTGGCGTCCGATGGCGCGATTGTCGAGCAGATCCAGTTGACCAATATCCGTAACGCGGTCAACGCACTGGAGCGCAATTCTGCCTTGACTTTCACCCCGATGAGCACTGGCGATACCAATACGGGCACCACGCCCACGTTGCCGGCGTTCTGGGGTATTTGTCATCCCGATGTCGCTATTGACATCCAGCAGCTTTCCACCTTCAAGTCCGTCGAGACGTATGCCGGACAGGTGGATACCGTCATGGGCGAGTTTGGCTCCGTGTCGGTTGCTGGTTCTGCGGTTCGTTTCGTGGCTTCCGAGGACGCTTCGATTGATACTGGTGCAAGCAATGGCGGTGGCGATAGCGCCGATCTGCGTGAGACCAGTGGTTCGAATGCGGACCTCTACACCACGGTGATCTACGGTCAGGATGCCTTGGGTTCTGTTGGCCTCGGCCAGCAGCACACCGATGGCATCTATCGTGCCGGTGATCCGCAGAACGCGGTGGAACTCATCGTCAAGGAGATGGGTTCCGGCGGTACGGCGGACCCGTACAATGAAGTGATGACTCTTGCCTGGAAGGCATGGCACGCTGGTGCCGTGTTGAACGGCAATTGGCTTCGCGGCATTCGCTCGGGTGCTACTGCGCTGTAATCATGGTGGGCCGGCCCTTCTTGGGTCGGCCCTCTTTTGGAGACACAATGGCAACACTCCTTCGAAATCTCAGTGATGACTCACGCGATCTGGCGAGCAAGTTGCGCCGACTGGAACTGGAGGCGATTCTTGTGGATAACGGTATGTCCTATCCCACAGATCCCCCGGCGGAACTGTCACGAACGATGGTTCGTGGTGCGGGTATTGATGTGGGCCGTTATTTCGATGAGACGGGCAATTTTCTCTGGCCCTCCGCGTGGCTTAATCGTCATCGAGAAAAGAGTGTGAATCCCGGCGGGATGAAGCGTCCCGATTTGATCAAGTTCTGCAAGGAGGCGGGTATTGACTGGTCCATCAAGGACAAGAAGGCCGACTTGCAGAGAAAAGTGGAAGCGCACCTGAACAATGGCTAAAGACCTGTTGGATGGCGTGAACGAGGTTCTTCAGCGTGTCCATATTCTGGACATCAGCGGGAGTCTTGCGACGCTTACAGACGAAGGCAAGCAGACATCGATCGATCTCGCGATACAGGTGTGGAATGAGCAGATCGATGAACTGTTTTCTACCGTGGGTATTCCGCATCCCAATCAGTTCGCGGAGAACACGATTACGCTATCCACCAGTGATAGGGACTATGCGTTACAAACCGATGTAACCCGTTTGCTGTTTCCTCTACTGGATGAGACGAACGGGCGCTATATCGTGGAATATCCCGGTGGTTACTGGGGTCTTGTAAGGGACCAGCCCATCCCTTCGAACTTCACCGGACTTCCCGTTGCCGGGGCGATTCGTCCCACTGACGGGGAATTGTACCTGGACCGCCTTCCGACCTCGGATGAGAACGGGCTGGTCTACAAGTACCTATACGAGAAGGACACGGCTCTTTCAGGTGCATCGGATACCATGCCGTTCACCGATGCCACGTTCCGAGCACTGGTTCCGGCTGTTGCGGAGATGTGGAAGTTGTACCGGCAGGGTAAGGAGGCGTTTTCTCAAGGTTCTTACCGGCAGTCGATAGGCCGAGCCGCGAGACTGGTTACACAGAGAACCCCCAATACAAGCTGGACTCCGCGCCATGTTGGACGGTTTGATGACAACCCGATGGACCCGTTAGATGGCTGAGCGAATCTCTGAAGAGTCGTCGGTTTCAATACGCTTTGGTGGCGGTGTTCACTCGCGAGCGTCAGAGGCGGATATCAACCCGTCCGAATGCGCTTCGGGGGAGAACTTCGAACTCGATCTGCAAAACCAGGAGTTTCGCAACCGCAAGCCGTTCGACCTGATCGGAACCCTACCCAATGGTGGTGAGGTTCGGGGATTTGTCACGCTCCAGAAGTCCGATGGCACCGTTTCCATGCTGATTCAGGGTGATGGGAAGGTGTATGAATGGGACGGTGATACGACCTTTACGGAAAAAGGGACCGTGGATTCCAGTGCCAAGTTGAGGGGCAGGCTGGAGCATAACTGGCAGTTGGACGACAAGGTGTTGATCACGGATGTCAACCTTTCGGAGGAAGTGTACGAGTGGGATGGAACGACATTACAGGCCGTTACTTTTACCACTGAGGAATTCGAACTTCCATTCGACAATAAGTCGGGGACGTTCGAGATCGGGGAGACAATTACCGATCAGGTCTCTGGTGCTACTGCGGTGATTAATGACCTCAACGGCAATTCAACGCCGTTCAAGGTGGTTTCTGTTACGGGTACATTTGGAGACAACAACCAGTTCAAGGGCAGTTCTTCGAGTGCGACGGCGGATGTCGATAACGCCTCGCCAACGGATTCCGATACGGGGCTGGATACGGTGGCCTTCGGTACATTCAGGGCCAAGTATTGCTACGTTTCCAACGAGCGTGCGGTGTTTTCCAACATCCACGACAACGGGACCAATTTCCCGCACCTCATAGTTGGGGCTGCGAGGGGGGATTTCACACACATCACGGTTGAAAACAGGCCGTCTTCTGCTGCCTCTGAAAGTGATCCTTTCTTTCTGATCCAGCCGGATTATCGTCCGGTCAACGGAATGGTCGAGAGCTTTGGAAGGGTGGTGACTTCATCTGAACAGGGAAGTCTTTACAAGCTGACCGGCTCGTCGTCGAAGGATTTTGCATTCGAGGAACTATTCCCAAGGAGCGGGGCAGATGGTAACGAATCCGTTGTGTGGGCGGGGAATGACATCTTCTATGGCCGCCAGGGTCGTCTGGAGTCTGTTAGAGCAACAGAGGAATTCGGGGACGTTGAGAACAACGACCTTTCGCAGGACATTGCGGACCTGATAGAGGATTTCAAGGACTGGGTTTCGGTCTACAACTCCCGCAAGAACCGGGTGTACTTCTTCCCGACCAACCAGTCACAGGTCTGGGTTCTGTTCCTTCCGATGTTGGAGTCCGGGGTTTCTCCGTGGGCCAAGTGGACGACCCAGCATTCGAGTGCGTTCAACCCCACGGCGGTTATGAACTGTCTCGATCCCTCTGATGGACTGGAGTACGTGTTTTTCGGTGATTCCGATGGCAATGTCTATCGCATGGAGGGGTCAGGGGCTTCCGGTGATGCCGGTTCGGCGAGTATCAAGGCGTTTAGACAGTCTCGTTTGTTTTCAACCCCACTGGACTCACACGCATACAGATTGGAAGGTTATGTCCGCTGGCGCAGGGATGACGCTCACACGCTCACGATGAAATTTCAGTATGCCGGTGAGAACGTATTCAACAAGCAAATCGATGTTGACCTTCCGGCAGCGACAGGAGCCATCTACTACAGTGACGGAAACTACTACGGCAACGGCGAATACTACGGCGTCCAGTTCGAAGACCGCCTCACGAGGAAAATCTTCTCCACCTCGGGCGCGGTGAACGAGTTCCAGGTCCGCACGGAAATCGAAGGAAACAACCCCTTCGAAATCTCGGAAATCGGAATCCGCCTCAAAGCCGCGTCTTAGCCGTACTCTACAGAGAAAGCCGGAGTTCCATCCTATCGGCATGGACGACATGCGATGGGTGTGGGCAGCGTACAAGAAGGATTCATTGGGAGAGTTGTCGGAGTTCTTTGACGAAGATGCTGATCCTGATACGTTCAACCGGCAGTTTGCGTCTCTTCTGGAAAATGACCTGTTTGTCTGGTCGATGCAGGCTGATACACCGAGGGGAAGGGTTCCGGTCGGGATGGTGATTGGCCGTCCGTTCGTTTACGGGACTTTGATCATGGGAAATTTCACTTGGTTTCCGTGGGCTTCCAAGAGAAATGTCTACGAGAGCACGGTGAATATCATCAACTCATTAAGGGACGAGGCACCACTGGTGTTCCACGTGGAGCAGAAAGACAAGGAATTCGCCAATTGGGTTGCACGTCATGGAATCATGAGAAGGGTGGGTACAATGCACGAGATCACGGATGAACCGCTGGCTGTATTCCAGTCACGGAGGTCAAAATGGGCGGTGTAGTCAGCGATATTCTAGGTGGGCCGGATACTGATTCCAGCGCTCTGAAAGACTTCGAACCCATTGGCATCCAGGCCGGTGGATTGACCGGGCAACTCACCCGCCTACCGGGTAAAGAAGTCACCAGAACCCTCCCGAGTTTCGGTGGGGGTGGACCCAAGGGCCGTCGCGGTTCCAGGACGATTACGGAGACCACGCAAGGCCCGCAGGTAATCGACATCACGGCCTCTGACGAAAGGCAGGGCCTGATCACCAACCTCCGGTCTTCTCTGAGAAGTCAAGCCGATGAAGTGGCGGCCCTGAGAGATGAGGCGCTTTCCGGTCTTGGTTTTCTCGAAGAGGCCCGCTTGGGTCGGCTGCGGAGCGCCCGTGATCGTACCGTGGGCAATTTGCGTGAGAACCTTTCCCGCAGACGGGTTCTGGGATCGAGTTTCGGGCAGGATCTGATCTCCCGTACACAAGCGGAGTTCGGAAAGCAGGAGGCCGAGGCGAGTGCGCGATCCAAGCTGGAAGAGTTGGATATCAAGTCTCGCTTGATTGATCGGGAATTCGGTCTGCGTCAGAAAGCCGTACAGGCGGGCATCAATGAACTGAACCTTCAGGCCAAGCTCGCTGCATCACTCGCTACGGGCGCAACAGACGCCCTGCAGGCCAGCGCACAGGCGCAGGCGGCAATTGCCAGCGAGCAGGCGAGTGGTCTGGGCGAGTTGATCGGTACGGGTCTCGGCATTGCGTTCTCAGAGCGGTCTCTCAAGGAGAACATCGTTCACATCGGTGAACGCTCCGGGCTCCCTATCTACTCGTTCAACTACATTTGGGATTCCGTCAATAGAATTGGTCACATGGCAGACGAGGTAGAAAAACTGTACCCGGAGGCGGTCTTCCGAGTGGGCAAATATCGCGCTGTCGATTACGGGATGATTTGACATGGCATCAGGAGCAGGAGGACTCGCAAGCGGGCTTCGTAGCGGATTGCAACTCAAGAGCAATCTTCGGAGTCAGGAAGCGACCCGTGAAGCGAACAGAGAGACCCAGGTCCGGGAAAAGGCGAAGCTGGTCAACGACTCCATCCAGAAAAGCCTCGATCAGATCGGACAGATTCTGGAGAGCGTGGACGCAAATCCGGACCTGTCACGGGACGATCCGAGGGTGACGCAGGCGCTATCCCCATTGGTGACAGCGGCCCTCCAGACGGCCACACAGGCGTCTCAAACGCCCTCCATGCAGGGGCTGGTGCTGGACCCCCAGAGCGTTGTCAGCACGATCAAGAACCGTGTGAACCTGTCACCCACGCCCGAGCAAAGGGCTGCGGGTGAGGCGCAGACGGCAGTGGCCGGAGCTCGGGCCACGGCAGAAGCCACGGGGGCGACCGAGCGCGAGGCTTTGGAAGGTGCCGGTATATTACCCGATCAGCCGAATTTGCAATCCAAGACCGCCGTTCGGGTTGTGGATGGAGAGATCAAGGAAGTTCGGCGTGCAGCTTTCAATCCGGAGACAGGAGAGACGGTGGGCGAGGATGGCGAGCCGCTTCCGGAGGGATTCATCACGACCGATGTTGCCGTTCAGGATACTACGGAAGGACTGGCCAACATCAGCCCGACCGACAGGCGCAAGGTTCAGGATCGACAGATCACTACTGCAAACTTCGTGTCCACGGCGAACGATATGCTGTCGCTGCTACAGAAAAACCCGGACATCAACACGATTTCCGCCAGTGCTGCATCGTTCGTCAACAACATGCAGCAAGAGGCCAAGACCTTGGCCAGAACTGCGGGATTAGAGTTCGATGAAAGCGTTTTCGATCCCGCGCAGTACGAAGGCACCTTCGATGAACTAGGCATTACCAACGAGCGGGCAAAGAGCCTGTTCGTTTCGTTGGCCTTTCAGGCGGCGATGGCGTCCGGGCAGTCCGGTCGATCGGTCTCCGACAAGGACGTTGAGAGATTCATGCGGCAGGTGGGTCAGAAGTCGTCTGATCCTCGCGCGATTGCTGCAACACTCACTGACCTGGCGGCGCGGATGGTGCGTGATTTCCAGACAGAATACCGCGTGAGAACGGGGCAGGAATTCGAGGGTGATCTTGGTTTGAATCAGCTTCCGAGTTTGAATGACGCTGCGGAGCCTTCACCGGAACCGACTGGTGATCCCATCATCCGGTTCCAGCGCAATGAAGACGGGAAACTGGTGCCAGCCGAATGAGCCAGATTGTAGAACTTCCAGATGGCCGCAGAGTTGAGTTCCCCGACGATGCTTCGCGCGAGGAAATCACGCAGGCCGTCAACCAGATGTCTGAACTGGAGGCCGAACAAACGTCTCAGGGTGACGTTTCGGGTTTTTCCGAATCGGTTGGTCGTGGCGTGCGAGAGGCGTCACTTTCCATCGGCACATCTGCGGTAGCACAGCCTGTCGCGGGATTGGTTGGGGTTGGCAGCAGCATATACGACATCGTGCGCGGCAATGACGACGTTCTGGCCAATGCGGCAAGCCGTGTCGAGGCCGTGGCTGATGCACTGACCTTCCAGCCAACCTCCCCCGAGGGCAAGATCGTACTGGATGCCATAGACCGTACCGTTGTCGAGCCGTTTGCGTCAAAGATCAACCAGGTATCAGATGCCACCTTCCGCCAATTTGGACCCGAAGCTGCTACTGCGGTCAAGACCCTTCTTGAGGGTGGCGGCGCATTCCTGACCAAGAGGAAGTCGCGCCTTCCGGAGGTTGCCGCAACCGAGGATCGTCTGCGTGGTCTAGGCATTGATCCGGATGCCGATCCAGTGACCCGCAGGGGGCAGATTGCCGACGCTGCTGAATCTCAGTCCGTGCAGACCCGTGGCGAGCAGATCGAGGTTATTCAGAACGCGGTGGTGCAGGCTAGGGACGAGGCAAAATCACAGGTTGATTCTCAGTTTGCGGAAGCACGGGCTTTCGATGCCGGTGTTGAGGCCG